CTACCGCAAATGCGATATCAATTAGTTCTTCTAATGTTACTTTAGCCATCCTACCTTTTCTCCACTATTGATTCTTCTTTGGTGTTCTTCAATACTCCCAGGAAAACGCCAAGCCCAAATGGCAACAATGGCCATAAACACAGCAGTACTGATAACTCCAATTAGTTTTACTCCTGTGAACCACATTATGATCAAACTGGTACTCATCATGGCTAACATAAAATATTTCATCTTAGTCGGAAACACACGCTTGGTATTCCAATTGGTTAAGAAAGGTCCGAATATCTTGTGATTATAGATCCAGCGATGCATGCGTTCTGAGCCTTTTGAAAAGCAATAGGCTGCGAATACTACAAACGGCGAATAAGGTATACCTGGAGTGATAACCCCAATGTAGGCCATTCCTAAACTTAGGAAGCCAAGACAGTTCCAAAATAATTTTTTCATTAAACTACCTTGACACTAGATCCTGCACTACCAGAGTAGGTCACTGCTCTGTCATATTCTGCAGGCACATTCCATGCTCTAGACACTGATATAATTGGCATTCCGCCTGCTTTAAATCCTACTTCGGTTAGGTTATCTGATTGATTACCGCCAGCAATTAGAACAGTACCGTTTGATGGATTGTATCCTCTAAAGAATCCAATATGTCCTCCACCAGCACGACTGAATACCACAATGTCATTCAATCTCCATTTGCTTCTGTCGTCTAGTGGAATTCGTGTACCGAATCCATTATATGCCAAGCTGCTCAGAGTTTTAAGGCTCTGGACTCCAGATACTTTTAATACTGATCCAGCAAATCCTGCACACCAAGGTGTTGAATCTGAATTAATATTAAATCCCACTGCCTTGTAACAGCTGATAATATATTGATTGCTGCCAGTTTCTTTCCAGCGACCTGCTCTAGCATCAGACAATGCTGTGTCAATGTTTTTTGACAGCACAGCAAATACAGCATTAGGATCTGCATTAGGATCTAGTTTAGCTGGAAATCCTCCAGCTGTACTATATGCACCCGGATTAGCTTCTTTGGTAACTTTTTCTAAAGGACCTTCGTGTGGTACTTCACCACGGCCAGTTAATCCTACCTCGGCTTCTGCAGTGGTAGTGGCTAATGCACCGCTGGTTGATACTGCCGTAGATTGTGTGAGTGATATTGAAACCTGTACAGCCTCTGGGGAACCTATAGCTGGACTAGGACTCGCTTCTTCCCATAGTGCTATGAGCTTTTTATTTGCGTAGACATCGTTGGCACGCCATACATCAAGTATTGGTGGTCCCAGTCCGGTTCTGTATGGCATATCTTATTCCTAGACTAATTTAATACCAGTGGTACTTTGTACAAACTGATCAGCAAATGCCTTGTCTGTGGCTTCTGCGACTGTGACTGTGGTTTTTAACAGTTTAACTTCTTTTTCCGGATTAACCGTGAATAGATATGGCATTAATCCTGGACCTCTTTCGCCCATACCTATGACCATAGGACGTGATAGTTTATAAAAACTATCTGTTTCAGCGACCAACTTGGCCACGATCTCTTCTCCCGACGTTAGTTTGAGAGTTATTACTTCACCTACTGTTACACCTTTATCAATTAACATTTTCTAACCTTTTCTTTAATTCTTGAAATCCACCTACTAGTTCTCCATCGAGAACAATCTGTGGTACTGATCTCGCTCCGGGTACTGCTTCTAACAAATCTTCTTTAAGATAACCATCACCGATAATTTTTTCTTCGTACTCGATTCCTTTCATCTTTAATAATGCTTTAGCCTGATCGCAATAAGGACAGGCGGGTTTGCTCCAAACTACAGCTTTCATTTCGGCTCCTTTAACCTGAATATACTATACCACCATTCTTATCTGTAACACGTACTAATAGAGCACCGGCATTCTTTTTAGTCAGTGCTGCTGATATTGCCGCAGCTTCTGTGCCGTAGTGACCTAGTGTTGTCCAAGACTCATATGGTGATCTAGTTTTAAATTGTGCTTTAAACATATTATATAGTTGGGAGTGAATCGTAATCTACACTTTCACTCATTACTCCGATAACATAATTAGTTGATTCATTTTCTTGTAGTGCTGTTTGTTTTTTATGGGTATCACTGTGTTTCATAAACCACGGAATTGGATTTGATTTTGGTGCTGGTTCTGTATAACGTATACCAATATCTTTTAATGCGTTCAATGCGGTATAATCAACAAATTCTTTTAAGATGTTAGCGTTGAGACCAATCACAGGACCCATCTTAAATAGATAGGTTGCCCAGTCTTTTTCTTCACGGATTACATCGGCATACAGAGCATATACTTCTGCTTCACATTCTGTCTTAACTGCGGCAAATCGTGAATCTTCTTTGACAACTTGATTAATCAAATAAGCTGTCCAACCTTTGTGTAGCAGTTCGTCTTGTAGAATTAAACTGATAATGTTGCCATTACCAATAAAGATTTTATTCTCAACCATGGCCAAACTCGTAGCAAAACTAACCATAAAGCGAAATGCTTCTAAAGCATAGCTAGCATGTAATGCCATCCAAATTGCCTTGATGTATTCTTTCTCTGGAATTGTTTCGCCTAACTGTTTACGACAGTTAATAACGTGTAGTGCTTCGTAATAGTTGCCTACACTTGATGCCATGTCTACAATTTCTTTAGTGTCGTGGATTGTGTTGAACACATCCTTGGGTACATTATAGATGTTGCGAATAATATGACTGTAGCTCTTTGAATGAATGTTAGTTTCAAAGAATGTCCAGTTATAGACTAGTGCTTCTAGTTCAGGCAACGATATTACAGGCATAAAGATTTGACTTGGACCACGACCTTGTAAACTATCCAATGCTGTTTGACGTAGCAGATTGCTGGTAAAGATATGTTTAACAGCATCGCTGGCATCTTTGAAATCGTTTGAATCTTTGCTTAGACTAATCTCTTCTGGTTGCCAAAAGAAGCCACGTGCTGTTGCTTCAAAGTCTGCAATCTTTTTATATTTTACTTCTTCAAATCGTTGGATGGTAACTGGTCCTGCTGGATCTAGAAACATCTTACGATTAAGATAGTCTGTCTTTGTGTTTAGGTTATATTGCGCTTGGCTCATTGGTATTTTCCTGTTTTTCATTTTCTTTACATTGTGTAACAAATCTATCCCAAGCTACATCTCTTTGCTCATCAGTAAGCTCATACCATTCGTAGGCTTCATCTTGTGTGCGGTAACAACCAGTACAGACTTCATCAACAAACTCACATACAGCTATACAGGGACTAGAAATAGGATTACGTTTCATATGTATTACAATTTACATGCCTCACAGTCTTCTTCTAATAATTCTGCGTCGACTCCGTTATATTTTAATTCTTCTGTTTCATCGACATCTTTACTTCCTACTTTATTAATAAGGCTGTAGTAAAATGTTTTGATACCCCATACGTGTGCTTGCATTAAATTTTTAGCAATTAATGTTGTAGGTACTTTCCTATCAGCAAAGTGCGCTGGATTATAGAAAGTATTTGTACTTATACTTTGATCCACATAAGCTGCTAACACTGCTGCTGTTTTTAAATACCCAGAACAGTCTGTCTGATCCCACATTAACTGATATTTATTTTTTAATCTGTTATATTCTGGAACTACCTGTATGAATGATCCTGCTTTGGATTCTTTAACAGTAATCAAGCTCATAGGCATTTCAATACCATTAGTTGAGTTAATAACAACACTAGAACTTTCAACAGGAGCAATAGCCATAAGTGTAGCATTTCTAACCCCATACTGTTTCATATCGGCACGTAGTGTTTCCCAATCAAGTTCCGGAGCAAAGTCTGCAAGTTCGTTAACACCGTTAGCACGTAATTCCCAGGGGAATGTACCTTGGCCGTAGCGTGTCTTTTCACTGTGTAAACATGCACCACGTTCTTTAGCAAGTTCAACCGTGGCTTCTGTTAGATAGTATGCTTGATGCTCCATCCAGCTTTTAACATCTTGTAGTGCATCACTTTCTCCATACCTTAATCCACGCTTGGCATGCCAGTAGGATAGATTAGTAACTCCAATACCCAGTGGTTGTATTTCATCGTTACTTAACTTGCTTTGAATACTCAAGAAGTCTTGATAATCAAGTATGTTACATAGACTACGCTGTAGTATACGGCAAGCACGGCGCATGTCTTCTGGATTGCGGAAAGCACCCCAGTTGATACTTCCTAAGGTACACAATGCTATACGACCTTCAATATCATCTAAACGTTTAAAAGATTTAGTAGGTAACAAGATTTCACAACATAGATTACTTTGATAGATAGTGTGATACTCGGGATCAAAAGGCCCTTGCTCCATTACGTTATCAATAAACACTAGATAGATACGTCCTGTATCTGTACGCTCTTTCAGTATGCCACTCTTAAATACTTCCTCAGCACTCATTGTTTTCTTACGTAAGTCTTTACGCTTTTCGTATTTTACATACAGCTCTTCAAACTGTGCTGTGTTCCTGTAGAATGCTTCGTACAGATCAGGTACTTCGTTAGGATCAAAGAACGTGATATTCTCTTTGTTTTTAAAACGGCGCCAAAAGAATGCTGAAAGTACAACACCATAGTCCATGTGACGCACACGTGTTTCTTCTGTGCCTTGATTGTTCTTTAATACGATCAAGTCATCAAACTGATGATGCCATATGGGATAGAACACAGTAGCTGATGCATTACGGATACCACCTTGGCTACAACTACGTAAATCGCCAAACCATTTCTTAAGGAAGGGGATCATGCCTGTGTGCATGATTTCCCCGCCTCGTATAGGACTCCCTAACGGGCGCAAACGACCTATCTCTAGACCAATACCAGCACGCTTGGCTGCATACTTGGCCATCATCTCACCTGAAGCGAAAATGCTGTCTAGGTCATCGTCACTACGGATAAGCACACAACTACTAAACTGTTTAGTAGGAGTGCCAAGGCCAGCCAATACAGGAGTAGCCAGTGTGAACAGACCATCGCTGGCGGCATTGTAATATTCTTTAATATATTTTAATCTACCGTCTGGTTCATTATGGAATACTGTTGCAGAAGCAATCATATAACGAACTTGTGGTGTTTCATAAATTTCTTTTGTCGCACGATTCTTAACGAGATACTTTTCAATCAACTGCTCAATAGCAGCATAACCATATTCTTCATCTTTCTCGTGATCGATAAACTCTTCCATCTTATTCCACTCATCTTCATCATACCATTCGAGTAGTTCAGAACTGTACAATCCCGTGGCTACATTTTTCTTAACGATCTCGTAGAGGTGGGGAGGTTCGTATTGACCATATACATCTTTACGTAGCATACTAAGTCTTTGCTTGCCTGCTACATATTGATAATTTGTGTGTCCAACTTCTGGATTGTGTTCGATGTCAATGAGATCGACAATCGCTCGCAAGGTAATGCCATCTATCTCTTCAGTAGTGATGCCATCATAAAAACTTAATTGTGCTTTGATCTCAATCATCGACTGACTGACGTCAGCAATGCCTTTACAAACTTTGGCAACTTGAGCTTGCCATTTTTCAATCATGAGTGGTTCTTTTTCTCCACTTCTTTTGATCACCGTGATTGTCATTTATGCCTCTTTTATTTTTTTTCTACTTTAGAATGATATTTAGCATGTTGATTATTGACTCCATATTATGCTGATTTCGTCCAATTTTACTGAGTCTAACTCAACTACTTTATTGTATTCTAAATTTAATATGCTGTTATTATCCACTAATAAAATATAGTGTCTTTCTTGTTCTGTGTTATCTAACTCTAAGATTTTAAAATGAGAATCTTTAAAACGCTGAGTTAGACTTAAAGTATACAACATTCCTAGAGCAATAGCAAGATTATCTAACCGATTATCTAAAATTAAATGCCAAGGATCGGGCCAAATAGAAGGATCTTTTGGATTAAGATAAGGACTCACAAACGGAGCCTTGCTCCAAAATTCAGCAACGTCGTTGAATGGGGTATTGCTTTGTTCTAAACTATCTCTAAATTCACGCCACGCTGCTAATCTATTAGTGTCGTATAGATTAAACACCATAGGTCACATCAAATGAGATGGTACCTGCTGCTCCGGTGGCTATTGGATTCTTATACGATAGTACCACAGTGTCAATACCAGAGTCGGTATCGTTGTCACGAAGTTCTGCATTAAATTCAAATTTAGTCATAACTTGTCCTCCTGGGTCTATCGCTAAGGGTGTTGAATATTGGAATGAATCTGTAACTGCAATTTCTTGTAGTCCATCACCAATCGAAAGTGTTAAAGTTCCTACCCTAGACCAAACGTCTAGTGAAAGGAAATAGTTAATTTTAATATATCTGTTGAATGCTGAAAAAACTGCGAGAGGTCTAAAGCTGTCAGTTAATCTAACTAATGAATAATTTCTATCTAAGAAATGTGATTTTGAACCGCCTTCTACTTCAGTTACAGATGCTTTTGAAATCAATATATCTGTACCAGCAAACTGTTGACGATCACTAGAGCAATCAATTAATATGTTGCTAATATTTTCGCCAAAATATACCATCGGCTCTACTGGATTTGATGCTAGATTTGTACCATTACCAACTTTAACAAAACGAGATCTTTGTATTACAGTACCTTGTCCTGCTGTTGCTCTAAATGCTGGACCTGCAACCTCTTCAAATCTACAGTCGTTGATTCTCCAATAATTCTTTTGAGTCGTTACACCTTGGATATAGATACTAGTATCATTAATAAAGAATTCACAGTTGTTAAACTGTACATCTGTATCTGTTGCTATAGTCTGTACACATTTAACTCCAATAGCATTAGATTCAAATATACAATTATTAAATTTAATATCAGTGACCTTAATACCTTCTACATTGTTTTCCCAATATAGTGCTGCGGGTGATGATAATGTTGAGGTGTTACCTAAAACATAATCACCTTTAAATTTTACATTATCAAATACAGAATTGCCCACACCTGATAGTACAAGTTGACCTGTTTGGCGTTGTACAGTTAAATTAGAAATATGGATATTCTCGGGTCTATTGGTACTGTTAAAATCAATAATACTTTGACCACTTGATGTTGAGAATTGAACACTAAAATCGTTAAAGTTTAATATTGCACCTAATTGTGTTTCACCTCTCATGATTACACCGTCTGGTATAATGAGATCAGAAAGGAATAGATATTCACCATTAGGTATCATTAGTACTTTTTTGTAATTAGGATTAGCATTGTTGAATAATTGAGAAAACGCTGTGTTAAATGCTTCAGTGTTGTCTGTAGATCCATCAGCGACAGCACCAAAATCTGTTACAGATACATATTCATCTAACTTAGTCTGTAATGAGCGAGGTACACTTAATGTAATGCTAGGGTCAGTGGATGAAAATTGATAGCTGGCAGCGATATCTAATATGTTATCGTGTTCTGTAAGTATCTTGGTATTACCAACATACGGCGCACCTTCAGAAACACTACCGTTACCAATGAATAGCTCTTGTGTATCAACCGCCCAAGCAAACTCTGCTGAGCTTAGTTGTGGTACACCACTGTTTGAATTCTTCTGTCCACGTCTCACCTGTATCTTGGAAATTTGCACCACGGCCATAATATTAATCCTCTACGATACTGTATTTATCCGACCAAACTCGCTTTCCATCCACCAATTTCCACTTCCTACCTTTGCACTTATTGTCTGTTGGTTCAAATCTACGGTTTATATATGGCAGCAATTCTGGCATATCACTGCGTCTAATACGCCACCCTTTTGTTTGCTTTTGAAAAAGTCTACTATTTGGGTCGTTTAGCCCTGACGGCGTACTCTTGTCAACTCCGTGCTCTTCACACCATTTGCTTATGTTTTGTACGTACGTTTCTGTAGGATCATCTATACGGCTAACATACCACCCTTTAGTACGCTTTGCAGCCTGCCTTGCGTGTAACTCTTGCTGTGCTTCTTTAGTTAAAGAATTCCACCATTTGCGAGCACCTTCCATTTTATGATTCCTATAATCAATCTTATCATAAGGAATAAACTTACTTAGATCTCCACCACCACCGCCTTCAGCAAGATTGTAAGACAACGGATCAGAAAGGGCACCAGATTCTTGTATCCAATGTTGTTCACGTAGGTTTAATTCTTGTTCACTGGTACAAGTTTCAAGAACTTCTTTAACGAAGTTCTCTTGTCCGTATTTTTTGTATGCTTGTTTGAGGAGTTTACCAGATCCCATATAGTTAGGATCCTGCCCGTTTGTTTTGCCTATATACCAACGACCGTTGATAGTATTTGTTATCTTGTAAATGTACATATATCTATTTAGTTAGATATTTGTACGACTGGCATTTATCTACCTAGCTTATAGTATTCCTCTACCTTAGCAAGCCATTGATCTTGGTATTTGTTGAAATCTTGAGGTTTAAGTTCAAACTGCTGATACTGTGAAGTTTCGTAGACTCCCGGACTTATTTCCTTGGGACGTACAGCCATAAACACAACACCCTTACGAATGTCTGTACCGTATACTTCATTATGTGCTAATATATAGGCCATAAGCTGTAGATAGTAATCTTCCACCCATTCGGCTTTTTTAGGCTTGTTAGTTTGTTTGTGATCGCACACTGCTGGTTCATCTTCGTGTATGCCGATTAAGTCTGTAGTACCGGAATATAATCCTGGGAAGTATAAGCTCTGTTCAAAAGCCCAAACTTCACTCATTTTGTTTAAGCCATTTTCAATAATAGCATCAGCCATCTTATTAGCCTGTACGTGTACAGGATTATTACCAGGTTGTCGTTGTTCACCGATTAAGAAACGCTCTAAGTTAGCGTGCATCGCTGTACCAACACCAGCAGCTTCTGTGGTAATCTGTTTGGCTTTATCTTCACCAATGCGCTTCTTCCATTCGTTTAAGTGCGTCATGTCTTTAGTAGCACTAAGGATAGTAGTAACGCTAGGGAGGCTTTCGCCGTCTGGTGTTAGATAAACACGCTTACGAGTTATAGGATCGTTAACCTGTTCACAGTTTTTATATTGGAAACGTTCAACGTACAGCGGAGGTGTATATATAGTAGTCATTCTGTATATATTACAGTAATGATCTTATTATGTCAAGTCTGGTACTGGTGGAGTTTGTTGACTTTGGGCAACCTGAGCAGATGCCGCTGAAGCTGCTGTTTGATCTACTTTGTCTTGGCTAGTTTCACTGTCTTGTGTAGGTTCTTCGCTATCTGGTGCGCCTGGAACTTTAAGTTCAACACCGTCGGCATTAAAATCTTTAACAATAGATTGTATTACCGGATTAGAATCGTATATGGCCTTAAACGTTTCGTAGTCTGCTGTTACTTCAGCGCCACTAGATTTTAAAACTTGATTTAATCCGTTCCAATTTAACTTCGCTGGGGATTTTTTACTCGCAGCGCGGCCAATATAGTTTTTAAGTACTATTATTAGTTTATCAGTTGATTCACTGTCTGAAAATTCATAAAATCTCATTATGCTACCGATGCTAATTGTTTTTGTAAATCTGCTAATTGCTCTTGAGTTTGTTTGATTTGATCTTGGATTTGTTTTTTACGATTCTGACGATCAAGAGCCTGTTGAGCCACCATCTTAGCTTGGGCTTGTGGGTCAGCTTGCATTGATTGTCCTGGAGCCAATGTAGTAGCACCCGGTGTTGGAGTAGCACCAAGCATAGGAGCATCTAACTCCGCTAGCCTGGTGAACTCTGTTTCTGAAACAATGTTAGATAATTTCATTAGCCTGCCAACACTCTTAACAAGCTGTTGCTACGCTCAATACTTTCACGTTTAGCACGACCTGCATCACCTAGTCCGCCTGCTGCTGGTTCTGCTGCTGCAAATTCGTCTTCTGGTGCTACTGCTCCTACATCACCCTCTGGAGCTGCGTTTAACGCATCTGGTTCTGCTGGTGCTTCCATATCTGCGCCTGCGTCTGTTGGTTCTGCACCGATCATCTCAGCACCTTGCTCTTCACCTGTTAAAACACGTACACTTGATGCTAGAGTATCACGTGTTTGTTTTAGTATTTCAATAGCTTGTTGTAATGCTGGAGCAGCTTGACTGATGAATTGTTTAGCTAATTCTTGGCTCATTTCATCACGGATGCTGTCACCTAATGTAAGGAGTGTATCATTTTCCATTCCTGAAAGGTCTTCAATCCAGCGGCCTACTCTGTCTACCATTGTTTTTGCTGATACAATTGCGCTGGCTTGTTGTACTTCGCCTTCTTTTAAGTTAGTCATGTTATCTCCTTCGATTGACTCGTTTTTATCTTTGTTGTGTTGTTTCCACGCTGTTGCGTAGGCAGTGCTTTTTTCTTTATCTGTTAGTTCACCATCTTTAGAATAACCTGCTTTGATGTGTTTTACCATGCGCTCACCTTTGGCTGTGGGTGGTGCACTTTCTGGAAATGTACCATAGTCTTCATCACTACCGTGACCTGCAGAAGCTAATGCCTCGCCATCATCTGTAGCATCATCTGGTTCAGTGTCCGCATCGCCGCCTTGAGCAAGAACTTCAAACTCTGCTTTTAGATCTTCAATATAGGGTTCTATCTGTGGAACTTCACCACCGTCTTGATCTGAGTATGAGTACCATACAGCTTCTACTGCTTCTTCAGCATCACCTTGCTGTAATAGTGCTATAATTTTGTTAACATCTGGATCACCGTATGCTCCAATTTCCATAGCATTTTCTTCAAATCTTTTTAGAAGTTTAATAACTTCTTCTTCTAATGATCCAAATCCTTCATTAGTATCATCCACTTCAATTTCTGCCGTGTGTGCATCTGCGATTAATTCTTGTCTTTCTTCTAATTCAGCATTGATAGCATCTAGCATCCATTGTGCTTGAGTTAATGCTTCGTTTTCTAAGTTTTCGTTAAACCCAGCTTCAACACGTGCTTGGTGCACTTGTGTGCGAAGTTTATTACGAGCATCTTCTAACTGTGTTAGATCAAATGCCTCTAGATTTAGCTTTTTACCAAATGTCTTTTCAATAGTCTCATTTAGTTTTTTAGCTGTTCTATTAATAGCAAATAAATCTTGTGTTTTCATATTAAATGGATCCAGAATATTATCTTATATTTATTCAAAGGCTAGCCAAACCTTGTGCGTTATTTTTAGCTGCAAGGGCACGATCTCTGCTCTCACAGTATCTAGCAAATAGTATATCTGCTCGGTCATAATCCTGGCTGTCTATGGCTTTTTGATATCGGGTGCGTAATAATTGGCTATCTGTAAACCATTTGCCGTACTCTTGGTCTGCTTCGTATAACTGTTTGATTTTTATAGGATCATCACGTTTAGCCAATAGATTAGCTAGTTTGATAGTTACAGCATTTAAAAATAACCCCTCGTATACCGGTGTACCTTTTTGATATAAATTCTTGATATTTTCATCGCTGACTATTAATACATCGCCAACAAGAATTCCATCTGCTGTTTTGATTGGCAGTAAATCTTTCTGTGATTCTTTTCGTTGCGCTGTAGATAAGAACTGTTCTAAGCGTCTAGATATATCAGACATAAAAAAAGGACCTTATTGGTCCTTTATTTACAATATATTCTTTTAGCCCATCTTCATCAAGAGTGTAACCACTATCGAAATTACACCAACTAATACTGTACCTGCTGTTGTAATAATTACTTTACTTAGGCTCTTTTGACCTTCAATAATGTCGGTATGGATTGCTTCTACTTTTTCTTCTAGACCTGTTAGGCGCTCATCTAACTGACCATAGCGTAATGCACAAAGGTCAACGTGAGCCTCAAGGCTAGTTTTTTCTAAATCTGTTGTTGGCACTATCTTTGCCATAATACTTTCTCCAAGTGGGTGTATGTTGGGGACCTGTATATGCCTGATGTAATGTGCCTTTGATAATATTATTTATCAGATTTCTTTCGAAACAAGTTGTTTACTAATATCTTGATTGCCTTGATTTCATTTAGTGCTTCTTGAACTCCGTCTTTGGTTCCATCCCAATGATCTAACAAAGTTTTGATAGCGCATAATGCCCACCACCACCAAATCGCTGCCATAGTAAACATAATGCTGCCACCTACAACCATAACAATGTCAAATGTATGTTTAGGTTCAATCAACCATATTAAAAATACTATAGATAGAACAACCATAGGAAATATCGAGGCGAACCAAGCCCACGCTTTTATTTCTTCAATTGTCTTTTTAGTAAAATCTTTAAATTTGCTCATACAGTATTTACGTGAGCAGAGAGAGAATTTAAAATGCTAGATAATGGTTATCCAGGTGTTGGCATTGTCATTTTTAGTTTGGAATGCTGCGGGATGTATGTCTTTGCTGTTGAGTAGATTTGCAACCACAGGAACATTATGTAGATCGTCGACTAATAATCTAACTGGATTACCCCCTGCTTCAAACACTTGATCGCGTTCTGTTTCAAACTGCCACACCCAATAGGCGGCCTTACCATCTTGATCAGGTATACGACCTATAGTCATTTTAGGATCTGAATCCCATTCAATGTTTGATCTCATACCTATAGACTGTATCAAACTATTAAAGTTAGCCTGTTGCCCTAACTTAGTTTTGTTTGATTCAGATCTACTAGGATTTGATCTTGTGATATCCACTAATGTGATTATTTGGTAGCGTGCCATAATGTGCTACTATTTATAGAGGTAAAAAAAGAGCGGAAATAAATCCGCTCTTTTCGTTTTCCTATCTTTGAAAACAAACTAGCTATTAAGCTGGAGTTTGGTCAAAAGTTGCTGTGATAGCTACTGTTGCTGCTGCGAAGTAGTCACCAGTTGTTGTGCTTGGTGTACCTGTACCTTGAACAGAGATAACAACTGATGTTGAAGATGCTGCTGTGAAAGCACCAATACCAGTTACTGTGAAAGCGTCTGTTTTTAGAGCACCTGTTACTAAAGAAGCACCTTGTTTAATACCTTTAACAATGCCAAGTAATTGCGTTGCACTGATTGCACCACCACCTACACCAACTGTAAGGATGTGTGTTTTTCCGCCTAGACCGTTACCTGATTTTGCTATTTCGTAATTTGCGCCAAATGTTGTACTACCTACTACTGCTGCAATTAAATTTGCCATGATTAAATTCTCCTTATATCAATGATCCCGCTCCGGGACCGGCATAATATTTAGTCTTTTTGGAAAAAACTGTGTGATATAGCCGTTTAATCGGCTCTAAATGGAGTCCAACGATCGCGTGGTACTAGCTTAACACTATCTCGGGTCTTGACATAGCCCTCACCACCTGGTTTGCCGCCCGTATTAGCTACAATATCCCCTTCCGCTTGATCTAGTTCTGCTATAACTTCATTTTTAGCTTTCATGATTTCACGAACTAGGAAGAACAGGCTGTCTAATGCGCCTGGCACACTTGTTGATAAATCTATAATTTTTTGTTGTTTAGGAGCACTGACTTTGCTGGTAGTTAACCAATTGAAAAATACTGTAGAATCTAGTTTGTCTAATGCTTTGGCCTTGGCCTGTGTGTTTACAAATGTGTATATGATTGTTTGTAGATCACTGAGTCCAACCTGCGGTGTTAATAGTTTATCAATACCCCCTACACTCTTATTTGCTTCTTTAGCTATAACATTGATGTTGTCAGCATTTACTGCCGGTTGATGGCTAGTATATGTTTGAGCAAATACCACGAGCTCTGGATTTAATGCAAACGTTTTAATATCTGTGAAATCTTCTCCAACCTTATCACCAAAATAATTAAACTTCTTATGTGCTGCCACAGCCACTTTAGCTTTGGAAATAGCAAGGCCTACAGCACTACTACCTCTAACACTGTAGGTAGTTTGATTAGGAGTGAAACTCATCTTGCCGTCTGCACCTTGATATGGCTTTCCAGGATGGAATAGTATATCGCCGTATACATATCCTACAAAGTTTGGCGGTGTTGCCTTTTCAAAGACGGGCCATAGTGCTGCCATGTCACCTGCGAACTTGGCACGCCAATCTTCGCCCTTGCCACGACTGTTAATAAACTGTGCTAACTCCTGCGGGTTTGAACTTTTACCTTCTTCACGACCCCAATTGTTTTTACCAACTAGGCGGAATGTACCATCTTCATCACGTCCCCAATATACTGTAGGATTGCCATCCCACTTGATACTAACGTCTTTGGCATCTTGTGCTAGACTTTTTAATATCTGTACAGCTCGCAACGCACCTTTGGGTTCTGTGAACACTAGATCTTCTAGGTGATTGAATTCACGTCCAACTTTTTTAGGTGCTTCTGCTTCTGTTAGGAATTGGTACGCTCTCATTTAACCACTTCAATCATTTTACGGAACCAAGCACCACTACCTGAAACGAAACTTTCTATTTTGCCTGCCTTGGGTAATTGTACACCTTCCTTGTCTAGGGTTTCTCTAGCATCTGCTACTAGTTCTTCGTAGTTAGGTAGTTTGATAATGTAATCGATAACTGCTTCTGGATCTGATAGATCTTTAGGTGTTGCTGTTTGTCCTAAAAGTTTTTTAGAAATTTCGTTGGGGTCGCGGGTGATAACTTCATTAGTTTCACGATTTACTAGACCGTTTTGGAAACTCCATTTCATACCACGTGCTTTGGCAATACTTGCAAGCAGAACATGTCGATGGCTACCACGTAGCTCACTACCTTCTCGCCCACCTGTCATTGACCATTTCATCCATTGTGGTTCACCAAACATGAAATCGCTTTGTACATATCCGTTGTTCT